GGAGACTGCTAAGACTGAGGAGCCTGATAAGAAGAAGCAGTTGAAGGCTTTTCAGGACTTACTAAGTCAGATTCCAGATTGGAATATTGACAAGGTTGGGCGAGAGACTACAAAAATCCAAGAAGAGTGTAGCTGTGATTATCTAGAAGCGCTTCTAACTGCGGTGTTTATTGCGCATACGAAGGTTCTTTCAGCTATTCGTCTTACATCCAAAAATAAGTCTATACAGATAACTGTTCCGAAGATTGAGCATTTTCTTCACCGAACTCTTTCTGAGTCGGCGCGGCGCATTTGGGGGTCTGTGTATTTATTTGCTGATGGGCAATCATCGCTTGATAGGCAGAAGAATTTACGGCAATTGGAGGGTCTGCTACATGACTGTGTACAGCAGGCTGTGAGAAGCTTATTGCCTGTAAAGAGCTTACTACGCGATTATTTAGCTGAACCAGATGAAAATGAAGAAAAGGAGGTTGCTGCTGCCATAAAAGAGGAGGAGGCTACTGAGGCACCAGTTGTACAAACACCTGAGCCAGTGGTACCAACACCTGAGCCAGTGGTACCAACACCTGAGCCAGTTGTACCAGAGCCAGTGGTACCAGAGCCAGTGGTACCAATACCAACACCTGAGCCAGTGGTACCAACACCAACACCTGAGCCAGTGGCATCAACACCAACGCCTGAGCCAGTGGTACCAACATCGACACCACCAATACCAGTAGTAACAACACCACCACAGCCGCAACCACCACAACAAACAATTGTAGTTGATACCGAACAATCAGTTCATTTTAATGATTATGATACAGTATATAGTCCAAATAATCCAAATAATACTGAGATTGTATATGAACCTAAAACTGGTGATGACGACGATGACATAAATAATAGTATTCGCATTTTAGAAGAGATACAAAATTTATCAACAACAGATTTTGAAGATCTTGATGCGCCATCTCGTTCAGCAAGTCCCTTACAGTATGAGGAGCTATAAATAGCTCAATATATATGATAGGCTTAACGCAGTTTTTTTCGTGTTTTTTTTGTAAGCCTCAAAAGTAATGTCAGATCTATTTACACCTACGGCTGCAATTGTCCTCCTATTAGGCGCGTCTTTTATCGCAGGTATTGGGGCTGCTGCGAATTATGCTACACAATCCGATGGTAATACAATTAATATTAAGAGTGTCCTGCGAGATTTCCTTATAGGGGTTATTCTCACTTCTATTGCATGGATGTTTGTGCCAGAGTCATTCAGCTCAATTGGAGAAATGATGGAGTCTGTTGCATCTACTATTGCCTCACCTATGGGTGTTAGCAGTGGTGGTGGCGGTGGCTCTACAGGGGACCTAGATCTTCATGTAGGACCTCCTTCATTTTAGGGTACTAGAAGATAATTTTCTAAATTTAGTGTCTAATAGAAACTAAATTTACGAAATTAACTGAAATAATAGGAATCGTTTATATAAATAATGGATATACCGTCACACCTTCTGGAACAATCCCAGTATATTTGAACTTCTCAAATATTGGTTTACGAAGCTGATCCTTTGGCACAGCATTCTTACAATTTGCAGCAATATGCTTATATAAATCAAAGCCAGGATAGCGCTCTTCGCCGTCTTCACTCTTTAGAATATTTCTGCCTTTAATATCAAGCATCCAGGTCCAAAGAAGATTATAAAGAGGAGAGACTGTTTCCTTGACAATCCAATTGCCTTCTTTACTTAGCACAGCTCCTGACCCCTTAGAAGCGGGTGTCTCCTCAAAAAGAGTATCAAAAATACTAACTGCCAGGCGCGCTAAATCAAATGACTGATTCGGTGGTATTGCTGCCTCCTTAGGATCACGAATAGACCCAAAATTATACTGACCAGCTGCATCATTCCCTTCATGGAAGTCGTCGCTAATAATGGATTGATTCTCGGCTCGTAGGATAGCACGCCCAAAATCAATAATGCGGAATACTTTTCCAAATGTGGGAACTCGCCATACCTGATTATCTTTTGTGCGATAATATATGAATTCTTCAGTTGTGGTTGAATATAATATATTATTTCCATGTAAATCATTATGATATAATTCAATAAAACTGAATGCCTGAATAAGTGCACATATAACTTGCCATATCCATGCCGTCCATTTATTCTCATCATAGGTATCCTCCCCGAGAAGACTATCCACTGATTCCTCCATCTTCTCCATAAATATTAACATAACAGGCATACCGGTGAACTCCGCAAAAATATCGTAACCATCCATTTCACTGCTGGCTTCACTCCCACTCTGTAGGGTCTGATTTGAAGGGCTTATACGAAGTATTGATTGAACTGACCCCGAATTTGTGCTAAATGAACCTACAGATTCTAGTTCAACCTCTCGGTCTGCATTTTCGTTATTATCACCAATTTCATCAAGTATCTCTTCTTCATCATCGTCATCATCTATTAGGTCTGCTTCATCTGGCTTCAATAGAAAAGGAGCCACTTCATCGTCGTTCAAAAATCGCTTCTTTTCATCAGAAAAAATCCGTATTTTAAACTGGTTACTTTCATACTGTTTCCAGAACCATTTTGTGTTTCTGTAACTTTGATAGTCATCGTTCATATTATAACAGTATTTTTCGGCCTTTGCACATATAGTCCCATAATATCTAATAAAATGCGGAGATAGATTCTGTTCAGCTAATTGACTTAAGAGACTTACTGAAAGGGCATCAACATATGCCTGGTTCTCTTCACACTGTAATTTATCAACAACAGTGCCCCAGCTATCTTGAATACCTGGCATAGAAACATCTTTCGGAAATGAATAGTTTCCTTGAATCCAATCTGTAGGGTTCAATAAATGAATAACTTTAACATATACATTATCATCATTGCCTTCAGGAAAAGGTGTAGTAGCAACTAATCCAGAATTATAGGATATGGGGGCTGTGCCACGAAATCGTTCTAAGAGTGGAAAATATGCCTGAAATTGGCTATAAGATTTACTTAATTCTTCAAGGACTTTTGAAGGAATATTTAAATTATTAATGTTGACGCGAGCCCTCTGAAACCCGGAATCCTTCATATTTGTTGTCTGCGTCCCCTTCTTTTTATTTCTTACCATGGAACTTCTGTTTTGGGATTGTGAGTTAATATATAGGCTAAAGACGCGTAAGCGTAATCCTTTTTGAAAATATATAATAAATAGTTAATTATGGCTACGACAAAACTTGAGGTTGGCATCAAGAAGTTCGATATGAAAAAGATTCAACAAGATGCTGTTTGTATTTTCATTGGGCGCCGTCGCACTGGTAAATCAACACTTGTAAGGGACTTACTCTTTCATCACCAGAATATGCCTCTTGGAACAGTCATCAGTGGAACAGAAGAGAGTAATAGTTATTATGGAAAAATGATTCCCCCGATTTTTATTCACGGAGAGATGTCTCCTGTAATTCTTGAGAACTATGTGAAACGACAGAAGCAAATTATGAAGAAGATTCAAGAAGATATTGCTGTTGGAGTTGTTTCAAAGAGAGATCCGCGATCTTTCTTAATTTTAGATGACTGTATGTACGACGACAGTTGGACACATGACAAGAATATTCGCTATCTCTTTATGAATGGTCGTTGGCTAAAGGTATTTTTCATTATTACTATGCAGTATCCTCTTGGTATTCAGCCATCTCTGCGAACAAATGTAGATTATGTATTTATTTTGCGAGAGCCCTACATAAGTAATAGAAAGCGCATTTATGATAATTATGCGTCGGCGTTCCCATCGTTTGAGTTCTTCTGCCAGATGATGGACCAGTGCACAGAGGATTATGGATGTATCATTATTGATAACACAACACAAAGTTCAAAGTTAGAAGATACAGTATATTGGTATAAGGCAGAAATTCATCCAGACTTTAAGATTGGCGCACCAGAACTCTGGAAGTTCTCTCAACAGAATCTGCGAAATGGGGAAGATGATGGCGTGAATCAATATGACCCAAATTCTGCGAAGAAGTTGAAAGGTCCTGCTATTCAGATTCGGAAATACTAGTTTTGTTTTGCAAAATGAATTATACTACACATTTCAAAAAAGTCAGCCTCTTGTCCAACTAAAAATGCCATAACACGTTCAAAAATACCAGCTTGGTCTTGAAAATTATGCCCATGTTCAAAAAAATTATTATTTATTGAATAATTATACAAATGTATAGCAAGAGGCATAATTTTATTATATGTTTCAGCAGATATAATATATGTATTAAGAAGGGGGAACTTCTTATTTTTATCAATATTTTTTTTAGCAAGAATCTCATATCCCTTTTTAAGAGAATCAAAAATATAGTAATTCTTATAAAATGTAAAATCTCTCCATGTATAGAAAAAACAGGTTTCATAGTCTTGGAGTTCTGCTCCAAAGTATATTAACTTTTCAGATGCTTCTATTTTACTAAGGATGTCATTAATAGAATTTTTCATAAAACACATATCATATTGTGTAAATCCCACATATTTTGTTTTAACTCTATTATTTTTAAATATATGATGAATAACACTATTTTCATTAAATTTATTCTTTTGTAGGGATGGATCATAAATAGGGAATTCCCATTCATTAATAACTTTATATTTTGTCGAATCATAAGGATCTTTTTTAATATTTTCATTTACAGCCACAAATGTTATATATTTCATTTCAGATTCAGTTAATTCTTTATAAGATTCAGGTATAATATTTTTATGAAATACAACAAATATCTCTAAAGACATTATATATATATGTTAGTCTAAATAAGATATATATACTAAATATTTAGACTCTAAAAATGTCATCTGATGCAAAACAATGTCCCTGGTGCCAGAGATGGTGTCTAAAAGATGATGCTTGTAATTATATTTTTGCGTGTGGCCTGACAAAGGATCGTTTTATATTGGGCGCTGGGTGCGGTAACTCTTGGTGTTGGCAATGTGGTAAGAAGTTCTGTGGTCCTTATTATAATGCTGCTACTGGCATAAAGGCTTCAACAGGGAAAGAACAACATGACGCCACTTGTTGTATTCCAAATGGTGATTATTGTTATGGAGGACATAATAGCCATTGTGATAAACGATGGAGTTAAATGCCTCCGGGTGAAGTGCGTTTGAAATCTTTTTACTAAGAAGAAGAAATGGCTCGCGGTGTAGCTCAATATAGCTTAGTAGGTCTTGCATTTGT